CAATAGTAAATGAGACATTTACATTCTCTACTCTTCTTGTAGTTCTGGGTTTTTCTACATCAAGAATACTAGCAATTGGTCTATCAATATCGTATCCTTTTACATATGCTTTTCCAGAACCAACAGAAATTGCAAGTAAATCATCAGATGGGACATTTCCTTGATCTGTTACTTGATTTTCATAGAATAGACCACCATTTCCTCTTCTATTGTTTAAACTTTCGTGGAAAGTGATACTAAATGGTTCTACAAAGAAGTTTCCTGTTTTTTCAAAGTCTCTTTGTGCAATATAGTCCTTAACTACAGCATAATCTGGTTTATTTGGTACAATCTGAAGAACACCTAGATTGAGTCTCAGCAACTCTACAAAGTTTGCGTCATTTAAATCAGTTAGTGGTTTTTTGACTAACTTTGTTGCAATCTTAAATCTATCTGCTCCAGGAGCTGCATAATTCGTAAATCCCTTTGCATTATCATATAAAGTATTATCTTGCTTAGCATTGATAATCTCTTCACTAATTTGTAAACCAACTCTATATGATGGTTTATCTCCAAATTGATCAAGAACGATACTTTGCTTTTCTACATCAACAAAGAACCCTCTGAAGAAGAAAGTACCTCTATCAACGTGTGCTGCAGATCCAATAGCAGTAGCATTATCGGGAATAACATTCGCAAATGTATTGCCACTGGCAATAGTAGTATTGCCATATGTTATTGTATCTAGAGCAATTAAAGTCTCTCCATCAGAAAATACAGCAACTGAGTTATCATTTGCACCAGTTGTATATTTTACATAGAGAACGATATTTCCACTATCCGATTCCGACTCAGAAAGAACATTTACTACTCGTCCTTCTACTCCAGAACTTTGACCTCTAATTTCTTTGCCAATAAAGTTTTTAATATACGCAGAAACATCTAATCCCAGAAAAGTTGATTCGATCTGTACCGCAGGATAATCTAAGTCGTAACTTACTCCACCAGGAATAACTACCGACCCATCTTTAAAGAAGTGACGTGCAAATTTTTCAACTTGATTCTGCAGAATCGATTGAGAAGTAGTTAATTCTCTCGCCTGTACTGGGAATCCAGGCTTAAATAGAACTCTGTAGTAATTACTATTTTGGTCATAGTCATCATAATATGGATTGATGTTCAGGTTAGTTCTTTGTGGCATTGTTTTAAAACTCTAGTACGATTTTTACGTCTTCTCTTTGTCTCAAGTTTCGGGTGACGGTAGCCCTGTTATCAATATATATGAGATCACCACTCATCTTATCTATTTCTGGAACAGCTACGCCTCCTGTGAAGTTAATGCCTAAGTCAACTACAGCACCAGAAGTTGTAGTCGTAGTAATTCCAGTAAATCCAGTGTTGATTGTGCAACTTGCAGATCCAATAGTTACATTGGCTACTGCACCCGTAAAGTCATACTTAATAAAACTTTCTGGTGCAGCAAATGGGTCATCTTCTTGATTTGCGGTGCTTTGGTTAAAGTATAGTGATCTATCTTGATAGTATCTAACTACTTTTGTGTCCTTATCAAAAGATGTCACATAACCAAATGCAGTTTGACCAGCACCTATAGTTTGTCTAAGTTTTGCTCCAACCGTAATCTGCGTAATATCAGAAATTGTATCTAGCACCAAAGCATTACATGCTGTAAATGAGTCGGAACTAATTACTGCAGTTGATCCAGTAGAAACTGGGTTTTTTAGAATTCCAACTTGAGAGAATTTTGAGTTAGTTGGAAAATCAGCAATATCATCAAAACGAGCATAGATCAATACTTTATCTGCACCCAATTCTTTGTAAACATCATATCCATGACCCTTTGATGGCGGAATAATTGGAATTAGAAATGCCCTGTCAGTGATAGATCCTGTATTTATGGTTGAAAGATCTACCATTCCATATGTATATCCTTTTCCACCAGAGGAAACTGTTGCTCCTGTTATTTTTCCTGAACTATCAACGTTAAGAACAGCTTTAGCTCCTGTTCCATCTCCCAAAATATCTACCGCTTGATTTTGACCTATACCATAACCAGAACCTTGATTTTCTATATAAATTGTTTTTATTTGATTCAAATTTAGTTCCGAATTTCCGTTTTCTCTAACTGCTGCAACTTGCCCACTAACCGTTTCCCAATTATTTGGAACTGGTATATACTCAAGGGTATCAAACTTGATAATATCTCCAGGAGAAACTGTATACATGTATTTCCACACATAACCATCTCCGCTATTACCTGCTCTAGAAGGTTCTAGGTCAGTAAAAGTTGGTTCATCTAATGATTGATTACCACTCGTATTGATACCTGAAGATCCATTTTGTAGACAAATATAGACTTGATAATTTGAATTCATTACATAATAATTTGCATCATATAACCTAGTCGAGTTCGTAACTGGAGATGGATTGATGATGTTATAATCATGTCTATACATTTCATAGATTGTCCCCTGTGTCCAATCTACTCTTCTAATCAATCTTCTAACATTATCTGAAGTAATCTTCTTACCGAATAAAAAGGTATCTTTGACGTGATTTAAATTATTCAAATCATCAATTGGATATGGGGTCAAATCATCCCAATTGGCACTTCTGCCGAACCCAACCGCAGTAGGATTCGACAGACCCAACATTACATAATATGAGTTGTTGGAATCTTCAATATCATCGACAAAGTTTTTTGCGTTCAGAATTCTAAACTGATCTGATACTATAGCTGGCATTATTGAAAATACACTCGTTTTTTATTTATTTATAACTCATCATATTGGTTCTCTTCGTATAGCACCCGTGTTTCTCAGACCATATCCTCTTCTCTGTACTAATGGATATGTTGAGAGACCAGAAGTTGGAGTAAATCCATCTGCGGAGATAGAAATAGGATCTTGAGATCTAGTAAATCCAGTCAAAATTCCCCAACTATATCTTCCAACAGAAGTGAATGCTGTTCCAACTGTAGCAAGACCGCTGATATTCGTATCATCTTTGACGTTGCAAGTTACGGTTACAACTCCAGATCCACCATCATATTGTACAAAGTGAACTTTGTAGATATTATCTAGTTTGTTAGTGCCAATTCCAATTATCTCATTTGGTCCATTATCAATTGATGTTACACCAGAACCAACGTTTGTTCCATTAATCCAGATTCTAAACCCATCTCTTAATGTATTTTCTGGGCTATCTGGAAGATCTAACGTAAATTTGAGTGCTAAATTTGTTCCGATTCCAACACCAGTATCAATACCAATCAATGCCCCATCGTAACCATTTGTAACGGTTACGGCAAGTATTTCCTCAGAAACTTTAATCTGAGGATATGGTGCAAGTGCATATGCATTTCTAGTTGTCGAATAACCACTTCCAGCATTTAATATATTTGCTCCAATAATTGATCCACCAGCACCAATAATTGCAGTAGCCAATGCTGTTGTGCCAAAACCAACTCTAATGTTGCTTGGGTTTGATATTGAGATAGTTACTATTCCAGAATAACCACTTCCACCTTCAAGGACTGTAATTGTTGAAATTGAACCAGCGTTTGCCCCAGTAGTTGCTATTCCAACTGATAAAACACCTACTACTGGATTGTTGTATTGGGTGAGTACGATGTCAAAATCGGTTGTTGGTGTAAGTTCTTCCCAATTGAATATACCAACAGAATCTACAAAGATAGATGTAGAAGTAGAACCGATTGAACCAATAACTCTTGCTGTTGGATAAATTTGTGGTTCTAAAGTTTCTCTAGACTTTGAAATAACCCTACCATCAACAATTCTGTCATTTTTCTGCTTTCTCCACACTAAAGGTCTATATGTAGTATCATTAATTCCTTGAAGAGTGTATAGATTTGTAGCAACTGTATCTGATGCCAAAATTGTATTAACAACTCTTGGGTCTTGATCTACTGTGTCGGGATCAAACGCTTTTCTGAGAATTATTACTTCATCTCCGACCTTAATAGTTTCAAATACTTCTTTATTGATAACATCATCGTTACTTCCTCTATAGAAGTAAATTGCAATTTGATCATCTGGTTGTGGTGCTGATGTAAATTCAAATGAAGTTCCACCTTCAAAAATATAGTTTGTATTTGGAAGTTGTAAAACTCCATTTACGAAGATTAATAAAAGAGCTGGGAATGAAATTGCAGATCCATCTGCTTTTTCAAAACTCAATAACTGACCATTTTGCCTTAGTGGGAATCTCTTTGATTCTCCGTTTTGCAACTCAGTTACATCATCAATATAATCAATCTGACCAAATTGCCAAGCATAGAAAGTATCACTGTAAGTTTCCAAGACCTGAAGTTCAAATGGTACGGTGTCTGTGCGATAACCTACTGTCTTTCCAGATAGTATCTGTGCCGCAGTGACTAATCCAACGGTAGTTAATTTATCTCCAACAGCAAAACCATAACCTGGATTAGTAATGCTAAAGTTCTTAACGCCACTCAAGTTTGAAGTTATACCAGAGGTTGATATACCACCAACATTTAGTGTTACTGATAGACCAAATCCAGTTTGTGTAGTTTCTCCAATACCAAGTCTAAAGAGACCCTTAACGGGTACATCATCATATGATGGACCTGGCAATCTGATAATTGGCGAATCCGTATAACCAGATCCTACATTATTGAGAGTGAAAACTAACGATCCACCATAACCAACAGTTGCGTTTATAGCTGCTCCAGAACCAATGCCATTCTTAGATACTAAAGTGACAGGAACAGTATTTCCATAATATCCACTTCCTGGGAAGAATGATAGCAATTCTCCCACCTTACCACCAGAATGATAGAAGTGTGGGAAAGTGCAAATACCTACATCAACAGTAAACTTGGTAGAATCTATTACACTATCAACTGTGAATGGACCTGGATTTAGTTTTTTCTCAACAATACCAGAACGTAACCTAGTAACCTTACCTCCACTTACATATGTGTGTACATATGTAGAAATACCAATTCTTACTTTTAGAGTATTTGAATCGACTACACTTAGAAGTTCATAAGGACCAGTATAATGTTGAGGTTTTGATGTTCCGCCACTCGTATATGTGTGTGCAATGGCAGATCTTCCAACATTGACTTCATACTCGGTATTGCTATTAATTGAAATTACCTCATACGGACCAGTATATCTAACTGGAGAAACTCTACCACCCTTATCATAGGTATGTGGAATTGTAGAAATTCCAACATTAACTGTAAATTGATGTCTATTAATTCTTTCTTTTACTACAAATGTGGTTTGGTTATTATCGGGGAATACAGTTGTAGTGATTCCAGAACCACCTGGGCATGTGAAATGAATATCGTGGAATTTGATTACCTGACCAGATCCAAATTGATGATAACCGTTAGTGGTTACTGTTGCTAGACCAGTTTGGTTATTATATTCAAAATCAAAGATCTTAATGAATGCTCCCTGAGGAGATGGGAACTTATCAGTAGTAACTCCAGTTCTTACAATTCCTCCACTTACATAAGTGTGAGCAATGGTTGAAATTCCTACGTTAGTAACAAATGTGTCTGGATCAATAACATCATTTACTCCAAAGAAGAATCCTTGTGTACCATCTGGGAAGATGGTAGTTGTGATTCCAGATCCACCAGGGCATGTAAATGCAATACCAGATAGTCTTACATTTTCTCCTGTTGTCAATCCATGACCTACAGCAGTTACTGTAGCAACACCTGTTGTTTCTGTGTAATCAAATCCAGTAATAGGAAGGTCACTAAAATATGTTGCTCCAGTTACACTAGTATTTCCACCTGCACAATCAAATCCAAGATCTTCTAACTTAACAAATTGACCAACAAAGGTAATACCATGACCAACTGCAGTTGTCACAGTAAGAATTCCTACAGTATTGTCATAAATTGCGTTAGTTACATTTCTGCTTAATCCATCAGCAGATGGGAAGATTGTTGTTGTGATTCCAGATCCACCTGGGCAACTCAATGCGAGACCAGAAATTCTAATGAGTTCACCACCTTTTCTAATTCCATGGAAAGGTGCTGTGATAGTTGCTAATCCAGTTTGATTGTTATATTGGAAATTACTTATTAAGATAGTACCTGGAACTTTAATTGGTTGTGGATCATATACATGGCGATATGTAGAAGGTCCAACATTGGTTCTAAAAGTTCTATCGTTTACAACAGTGTCTACAATAAAAGATTGAGTCCTTAATTTCTTTCTGGAGATTCCACCGCCAGCATATGTGTGGGTATATGTGGAAATTCCAGCATCAATAGTAAATGATTTTGCACTTACTATTCCAGTAACAACATAAGTATCATCAACACCACCAAAGTTTAACTTTGTAACTTCTCCAACGCCATTTGCAGGTGTATAATAATGCTTATACGTTGAGATTCCGACATTGCAGCAGAAAGTACTGATGCCAATAATTCTGTTTACCTCATATGGTCCAGTCTTCTTAATTGCAGAAACGGTGCCACCAGCGACATATGTGTGAATAATTGTCGATACTCCAACGTCAACTTGAATCTTGGTAGAATCTTGGATTGCAAGTACTCTGTATGATCTAGTTGGGAAGTTGACTGTATCTGGGAAAACTGTGGTTGTAATTCCAGATCCACCAGGGCAACTGAAATTAATTCCTTCAAAGTTTAAGCTATCGGTTACTTTAAAGTCGTGAGCAACTGAAGTGGTTACTGTCGCTAGACCAGTTGAATTATCATAGGTAAACCCAGTGATATTATATGGTCTACCTAAAGGACTTGGGAATACCGAGGTTGTTAAACCAGAACCACCGTCGCAAGTAAATCCAATACCAGCAAAATTAATTCTATCTCCTAATGAGTACGTGTGACCGCCTCTAGCAACCGTAATTGTCGCAATACCAGTCGTATTGTCATAAACAAAATCAGACAGGCTGTGGGCGATTCCAGTTGGGTGTGGGAAGGTTGTTGTGGTTAGACCAAGAATTGCTGTACCACCACTTACATAAGTATGTGGAATTGTGGAGGTTCCTACATTTACTCTAAACTTCTTAGTGGTTGGAACACTAGTAATAATAAACTCAAAACCATTATTACCTGATGGGAATATGGTTGATGTAATACCAACCTGCATATGACCGCCAGCATCATAATGGTGAACGATGGTAGAAACTCCAACATTGGTTAAAATCTTAGTTGCCGACAGTACCTTAATTACTGGGAATACGTCTCCTTGTGTGCCATCTGGGAAGATAGTAGTAGTTACGCCAATATATGCAGAATCACAAGTAAATCCAAGACCAACTAGTTTAATTTGTTGCCCTGGTTTTACTCCATGCTCAGCAGAAAGTGTAATAGTACTAATTCCAGTTGAATTGTCATATTCAAAGTCAGAAATTGCAATAGTTGTACCATATCCTGGGCAAGTAAATGCAATACCAGATAATCTAACTTTGTCTCCTTTAGAGAAACCATGCGCCGATGCTGTTGTAACAGTTGTTAGTCCAGTAGATGCATTATAAAGAACATCGGTGATTCCAATTCCATATCCACATGATAGTTCGAGATCTTCGAGATAAATTCTATCTCCTGCCTGATATCTGTGTGGTGTTGATAATGTGATTGTTCCAATACCAGTAGAATTGTGATACTTAAAGTCTGAAATTGTTTTTGCAATACCAGTTCTGGTTGGGAATATTGTTGTTGTCAATCCAGCAGTCTGGCTAATCTGAGCATACTTTTGCCCAATGCAAGTAAATCCAATTCCATTGAAAAATACTTCTTCGCCAACATTTAAGATTCCAAATGGTTCTACTGTCGTTACAGTTGCCATTCCAGTGGTATTATCATAAATGATATTTGCAATATTTTTCTTTTGACCTCTGGTATATGGGAATACTCCAGTGGTAATACCAGATTTTGTTGGATTGCAAGTAAATCCAATGCCTACCATATCAATGTAAGTACCATCGATAAATCCATGTGGAGTGCTTGTTGTTACAGTAGATAATCCAGTAGTATGGTCATAGATAAAATCTGTAATCTCCACCATATTTTGAGTCGTTGGAGATGTCAATACCTTCCAAATTTCTCCAGCATGGTTTACTGAGGCACCAATTGATGGGTTGCCCAATTCCGCAAATCCTTGTCCTTCACTGGAACCAAGGGTTACGACTATACCACCTCTAGGAACACCGTTTTGGTTAATATCAACAAAAGATGTTACAACATCTCCAGTCTCATTCAAAGTTCCTGTAAATGTCAAATTACTTTGACCACCAGATTCTCTAATGAACAAGTTGGCATTTACATTATTGAGAGTTTGTGGTTTTTGGAACATGTTATTGACAAAGAATATACCAAAACCACCTTCACTTCCAATTCCAGTTATATCTTGACCTTCAGACTTCAGTGTAAAGGTTCTTGCAATACCAGTAAACTGACCAGAGATGTCATCAAAAATCTTATTGGTCGAGTAATCTTTTCTTAAGAAAACTCTTCCACTAAAGCTGGATCCTTTCTCTGGGATACCAGTATTGATAGCTTCATCGGACGACTTACCACCATTTGGCGCTCCAGTAAAGAAGATTTTACTATCTACGATATTGTAGGAACCAGTATATTTTTGCATTAAGGTTCCATTTGCATGGAAAGATGCTGCAGTTCCAACTGCCCCTCTTTGAATTTTAATTAAATTATATGTTCCAATACCACTTGGATCTATCGCAAATAAACTAACTCCAACACCAACGGAATCTACTATTACTAATTCATCTTCAATCTGGAACAAATCTCCAAGGACTATTGAAGAAATACCAGATATTGATGCATATATGTCGGTTTTACCCAATCCTAAAGTTCCTCCAGCAGATACTATGTTATGCTCAAGAGTTCTAGTAATTGGAGCCCAAGTTAGTGGTTTTTGTACAATACCATCAATAGCGATCAAGGATCTCTCTAATTTTCCTCGTGTATCAAATTTATGAACGTTGCCAGAACCAACATCTGCAAATGTTGTGCCAATTCCAGCAAGTGCATCAGCAGTAGTTAAACCGACTCTAAAATTATCTTCGTTGTCTTTGATAGCATAAACAATTCCTGGCATAAAACTACCACTATTCATAGAAATAGCAGTTGTTGCTAGTCCAACAAAACTTCCACCTGGAGTATAAACTAATGGTTGACCAGTAGTAAAGAAGTGATTTTTGATATTGAATACGCCAGTTGCTGGGTTGAACTGACCTGGGATTGCTGGGTTAAATGTTTTGGTATAGATTGGATATCCATTCCAATCCATTGGGAATTCGAAGATATTTCTTAAGTTTAGTGCAGTATATTTTGTGTTGAAGACCTCTTCAATTGCAACTCCATATTGTAGTGGATTTACATTATTTTGTTCCAATTCAAGATACATGACCTCATTAAAGGTTCTCATGTACATCTTTTCAGTAATTGATGGGTCGGGCGTAAAGATTAATACACCTCTTCCTCTAGCATCATAATCCGCGTAAACTGTCCCCAGACCACTAGTGTTTCCTACAGATAATACTGGATATTCTGAGAAATATAGACTTCCAGAGAAATAATCATTGAGGAATAAGTACTGGTAGCAAGAGAAGGTCCTTCCATAACCAACAATCATCGTACATTGGTTTACAGATTGGTTTGCACTTGTGATTCCAGCAAAATTTGCAGTTGAACCAACACCAACAGTTTGATATTCAGTATAGTATCTTGCTGATCTTTCATTGCCTGGGATCATTCCACTAGCTAGGAATCTATAATCTCTGTTTGTGGTTCCTTCAGTTTTGCCAAATCCGATAATTCTTGATTTTAATTGTACAATATCTTTGGTACTATTATTGTAAAAGTCAATGCTAAACTTATTATTAATCGGATCATAAGTAGATCCAAAGGTTCCAAAGGTTCCAGCATTTGTTCCACCATACGAACCATCAGAGGAAATGATATTATATTCACCAATGTAACTATCACTAGTGTCATGAATAGCAACAACTTCAGCAAAAAGTGTTTCTTTTTGTCCTACTGATAATGTTTCTGCCTCAACATATGCATGTAAGTAGTTGTAATTTGTTGCAGCAACAGAAACAAATGATTTTGATGTCATTGTTCCAATTTGGGCATCGGCTCCCATTAGAGCAGCAAATCCAAATTGAGTTGTACCTATTCCAGTAATAGTTGGTACAGTATCATAGAAGTTGTTGATAATTTTAATATTATAATTGGTGTTATAAGGATCTGTTGGATAGAATCTTACTCTAACATTAGAGTTTTCTTCATCTAAATCTGCCTCAAGAGTACCAATTTCTTGTGGAGTATTGTGTAATTTTTTAAATGTTGGTTCCGTATAGTAGGTATTTGAACCATCCTGAAGAATCGTAATTTCAGAAACTTGTACTTTCTTATAGTCTTCAGTAGTAATCTGAACTAAGAATCTATTTGAAGTATAATTGAATGGATACCTGTAAATGTTTTCAAATAAATCCAGTGTATTTGGATTACTTAGGTTACTAAATTGTGAAGAAATATCATCGACTGGTAAAACTCTATTTGTCTTGGATTCGATGTAATCAGATAGTTTTGCATTCTGCAATTCAATCTTATTACTTATAGATTGATTATTTCTAATCTTAACATCAAGATCTCTTGCAAGATCATAATTATAAACATCATCAACCCTAACATTTTCTACAAGATCGACAGTTGTTAATGAAGTTGTAGTTGCAGTTTGAATACCAACTCTTGGAATAGACGAAACAATTTGATTATCAACGAAATTTTTAAGACCAGTTGGGTGTACTGTATTATTGACAGCATCAATGCAATCGTCATAAGCAACTTCCGACTTAAGTGTATATGATAGATTTTGATAATAGTTGTTGTCTTCAAGAACCTGGAAACTGGAATTTAGTTTACCAGAACCACCTACGCCCTCTAATGTTTTTTCACTTTCTCCTTTTACACTATAAACTCCAGAGAAACTAATAATATCTTGAACTGTAGCTCTTGATCCACTCTTTGAACCTGCTATATTATCGCCAACTTGTAATTGATATAGACCAATGTACTTAATATTACCTGCAACCTTATCAAAAGAAATTACTTGAAGATCAGTAAGCACTGAGTTTACAACTAATTTTTCATTTTTTTCAAATGTCGATTGCTTCAATGTTACATTGAAATCGGCAAGATCTGACTTCTTAATAACTCTTGGGAAACTACCAGTATCACTAACGCCGAGACCAACATTTAGAGTATAGTTGGAATAATCAACTTCAAATACAAATGGATTTTGAGTAACGATATTGTCAATTTTAAAATAATTATACTTATGATCGGTTGAGTTATAACCATCTGCGTCAGCATCTGTTTCAAATCCCTCAATCCAAACCATATCACCGACCTTGAATGGTTGTGCAGTAAATCCTAATACTGGAGTTGCAATTGTAAAAGTTACAATACCAGTTCTGGTTGGATTTGACTGTGTGGAAACAATTACAATACCATTTGTATTATTTGTTGGATATACCTTATATTCTCTATTTTTTAATCCAGTAGGTGGTCTATCAATTCCAACTTTAGTTACAGAACCAGAATCCCTACTAATTTCCGCAAAAATATTAGCATTTGGAACAGCAATTCCACTAAATCTATCGACCAATGCTAATTTTGGTGCAGAAATATAATTTCTACCATTTGCGGTTATTTCGATATTATCGATTGTATTGAATGAAGTAATATCTGCAACATTCGGAATATCAACAATAGGTCTTAATGATTGATCTGAAGAATAATTGAATCCTTCATTGATCAATGATATGGAATTAATTTTTCCAATTTTCTTTGATTCTGGTTTGATAGTAGCATTATTTCCTCTTTCGGATTCGACTTTTACGAATCTTGGTAGACGAGAATAGAATTCTCCACCAGAAACTAATTGTACCTTATCAATTGGACCTTCAACACCCAATGATGCTGTTGAGTAGAATGCTCTTGCTTCAGTTGCTGCATATGAAACTTTTTCTGGAGTTCTTGCTATTGCAAAACTAAATGCGGTTGTTCCAACTCCAGCAAGAGACGAACCAATACTAGTAATTTCAAATTCTCCAGTATATGCGCTATTTACATACTTGATTGTTCCAAATTCCTTAACGTCTTTATCTGGATCTATTGGGAAACCATTTTTTGTGAGATTATAATAAAGAACTGGTGGGCAGAAGGTATTATTATCTACCTTAACTTTCGTATAAGTAGCACCAATTCCAGATGGTCTACCTTCAACGTCTAATGGATCTCCAACTTCCGCTGTCGTGCTCTTACCCGTCCCAACAAATATGCTCTTATAACCCCTATCGTAATAAATTTTAAATCCATATCCATTTAGACTGTAACTTTGCAAGTCAAAATTGAGAGATGATCTACTTGCTACTTCTAATTTTGGATTAATCAGAGCAAAATTATGATCTGTTCCACCAATACTTGTTAATGAGACTACTACAGGAACATCTGCAAAGACATCTTCATATGTTTCACATAGTCTAAACTCATCTGGAGTATCTTTATAAACGAAATATCTTCCAGTTCCAAGACCACCTATTACTTCTGGGCATCTTGGTTCATAGAAAATCCTATCTCCTGTCCTAAAATTGTTACCTGGAACTGTAATTCTGTTTGTAACAGTGTTTATGCCAGCAGAGGATATACCCTGAGAATCTACTACTAATAGACCAGCACTATTCAATTCAACTCTTACTGTAGTGCTTGTACCAATTCCAACTGTATTATTTGCTAAAATATTAAAACTAACCTTATCTCCAACTTGCAATCCATGTGCTTCAGATGTGGTTACTGTTGTTGTTGGTTGTTTTACTGATCCACGTACAGCCGTTCCTATTCCCTGAATATAGTAATCGCTAAAGTCCGATCCATTTGATGTGAAGAAGACTGGTGCGCCATTTCTTTCTGTCTTAATTCCAATGCTATTGATTGATTTATTTACAATCCAAACTTCTTGAGATGTTCCAGATCTTGGGATGCTATCATTAACTAAAATAGCTGTTGTTCCAACTCCAATTGCAGTTGCAATTGCAACAGACAATGAACCTGCTGGTTTTACAAATAAAGCTTTTTGACCATCAAAGAATGGGTGCTTGTCTACAAAAATTTCCTGGTGATTTATTACCCTGGTCTTCTGAACCCTATTTTCATAATATTCTAGAGAATTGTAATTGCCTACAGTAGTACCAACACCAACTGCTGTTTTTGGATTGAAGTATTCTTTAGGGAAATATTCGGATTCAAACTGTGGGGCATCACTTTCGATTATAAATTTATCTTGCAAATAAGTAATAGTGTCTGCCTCTTGGAATGTTGCAATTCCACTTCTTTCTAGTCTTAGAATATTTCCTCTTTTAATAACATTAAGAATTTTGCAAACTTCTCCATTGCTCATCCTAATGCTACTTCCACCACTTACATTTGTTGGAATTCTACTGACAATAACATCAGTGACCAATCCTACGGGTCCTCCACCTTGCATTGGATCCAATATGATCGCTCTTTCTGTTGCAACTCCAACTACATGGAATCCAGACAAACCTTTTACATCAGTGTTTAGATCAAATATTTCAATAACTTCATTATTATTGAATTGATGGTTTGGTTCGATAATGCCAGTTATTTGAGTATCACTCGTTTTAATGAAAGTTACGTCATTAAACTGAACATTTGTACTTTGAATTGAATTTACATCCTTTCCCTTGACAAAAGAAACTACTGCATTTATTCCCTGACCATTTGTTCCTTCTTCATCAAAAACAATCTTGTCATTTACTTTATATAAGTCTCCAGATTCGATAATATTTAATTTTTCAACAGAAGAAGTGATGATGGAATCAACAACTCCCTCCTGACCAACTAATTCATCAGACTCAATAATAAAATCGTAAGATGCAGTTGGACTCTTTAATTTGTATGGATATGTATTTCTATTTAAATCTAAAGTGTTTAAATCAGTATCTTGAGAAATTACTTGAGAAGCCTTTGGACTTATATAAGAATTTCCGATATAATATGGGAATGCTGGTCTTGGCAAACCAGTTCCTGGGTTAATTTCTAATGTAGCGCAATATCCATAGATTCCTTGTGGGAAATCATCGGAGATAAAGAACCTTCCATTGTACTCATCGAGATCACCATTGCCTACAAATTTATAATCTTCTACAAAGAATCCAGCTGGGAATAAAGATGTTGACGGTCTATTCTCAACTTCATTCTGTCTCAACTCATATCCAGAACGAATATATGTTGTAATACCTGTATTTTCTTTTGGATTTCTTGTGCCAAATGGACCAAAAATTGGGTTTCCATCATATGCCCATCCAATAATAGGGGATCTAGTTGCTAGACTATCTCCAAAAGCATCTTGGAATTGTTGAGAATAAGATAGAGTACCATATTGCAATGGATAATTTGTATTTGGATTGAGGAAATCATCGCTTGAGTACTTATTTCTCAAGTTGACGGTTAATTTTCTTATTGAGGCTTCAATAATTGCACCACGACCAATAGATGTTACACTAATAGTTGTGGTTTTTGGATTATATCCAAGTCCACCAGATATGACTTCTACTGACGTAACTTTTTTATTTGTAATTTTTGCTTTTAATTGTGCCCCAGTTCCTTCTCCATTGACAACTAAATCTGGTGCAGATGTATATTCTTCACCAGCACCAATAATTTGAACACCTGTTATGACTCCGTTGCTGACAAATGGTTGGAATTGTGCTCCTCTACCACTAATAACGGTTACTGTTGGTGATTTTTCAAAATTTAATACATTTGAACCATAATTACTTCCTGTTTCGGAAAGATAAGTGCTTATAATTTCTCCTCTAAAATCTGGTTCGGTATCAATTGAAATTGTAGTTCCACCAACAGATGCAACAATCTTTGCTGTTATATCTGGATATTTTACGGTGTGAATACCACTTCCAGTATTACTGAAGTTGATATACCTATTTCTTAATACATCAATTGATGAATTCGCCAATCTAAATTCATCAGCACTTAGTTTGATGATTCTATATTGAGAATTTGAAGTTAATTCTCTAATAGGATCTGTTCCCTGATAAACTACAACTTCATCGTCCTTATATCCATGGTTTGGTACATAAAACGCATCGATTGATGTGTTAATGCCGATGTTTGACTTAATATTATAAGTCCTTCTAGTATATCCCTCACCAGCAGTTACTACAGAAATAGTCTGAATTTTATTCTTGAAATCAAATGATCTAAATTTATGGATACCGAGATTGTTTAGAGTTGTAATACCAACTGTATTAATACCATTTACTGCATCAGTTTCAGTTAAGTGTAATTGAATTGTTGAAGTATTAACAATTCGTGGGAAGTAAATGATTCCATTTTCTAATGTATCACCATAACTATAATCATCATCAGACCCTAAAGTTTTGGCAATTCCCAGTGGATTGTTTCCGTTTGCATTGTAGACTATTTTTTGACCAGTACTGAAGTTGTGAGATGAGGTAAAAGTGATTGTATTTGCAGCAACATCAACACCACCATTTGAAAAAATAGATTTTGCATTAAATTCCACTGTTGTGAAATTTTTTGATAGGGTTACAGATGCACTTGCTCCTTGACCATTGCCACCTTCAATGTTTAATCCAAAAATTTGGTCAATATCATAAACGTCTTTGTTTGGCAAATAAATCGATTTAAGAGATCCAGTAATAACTGGATCCACTCTAGCCTCTGTGCCACCAGCTCCAGTATTAGAAATATTTACATTTGGTGGATTAATAATATCATAGTCAGTACCTCCAGAAATTAGAGACAAACTCTCTAGTGGACCATACGCAATAAAATCACTGGATTTGTAATTGATAATTTCTACACCATTAATCAACATACCTGTTGCGCCGTATGTTGTGGTTTGTGCCAAACCAGACTTTACATTCGGGAATAATGGGAATTGTCTTAATATTTTTTGTGGTTGAATTAACTTATCATAATGTGCTGCAAGTGTCAGTCTGTGCGTACCTGCAGCTGGCGTTAGAGTGATAAACTTATTCGCATCTATAAAAGATCTTGCTTCAGTTAGTTTTAACTGATTATTTGCAGATGGATTTATCCAAATAAAATATCTTTTTCCGCTTTCCAACCCTCCAATTGAAGGAGCGCCATTCAAAGCTTCATATATTACTTCATCTCCACTAACAAATGGTAAGTTATTTACAAAGGATACAAGTTGTTGAATTGCTCCAGATGCAATATCTAATCCATTAAATTCTACACGTACTCTATCAACATTTATGTCAAACGATGGTAAACCTTGACATGCAACGTACATACTTTCAAAGGTTTTGTCCTTTGTGACGTATGTATTTTGAATGTCAGATGTTATAGTCTCATTTCCAAATTCAATCAAATTATTAGTTGAAGATGCCCTTTCTATAATTCTTCTAATATCATATTTTCCATTTGCTACTACGCCAGTTGTGTTTGATAGTTGAATAGTATTAGAATTAAGTACAGTTACTTCTGCCGTAGTCAAAATTGTACTGGAATCCCTCGGTAAAACATGTACTTGATCTCCAGTCTTTAAATAATTTTTTGTTATATTGTCAAATAATGTGAATGTTGATCCAGAAACTTCTTTTACTTGGTAGCGCGTCGCTACATTATAAAGCCAAGAATTAAAAATCTTTTGCTTATATGTTGGTTCCTGTGTTGGATCTGCAGGAACTCCAATATCTTCTCCAATTGACTTAATATAGATTTCATTACCAACATCCAGATAATAATTATCACCGATTGACTCGAATTCTCCTAAAACTCCAGTAATTCTCAAATCAACTCTTCTGGAAGAATCACCTTCTTCAAATCCATATGCGGTTACATTTGATCTTAAAGCATAACCTACTGGTAAATTTGTAGTTAGACCAGAACAACCCAAAAATTGAGTTAAGTTTTTGTCAGTATAAGTTACTATGGTTGTTCCATTTAGACCATCAATGATTAATTTGCCACTCTTCGAGAATCCTACGGTACTATCGACGTTAATTACTCTAGCATTAGCAGAAGCTTCTAATGTATTTTTTGTATATCCTGGAACATAAAATCTTCCAGTAACTAGTGACTGTTCATTGTAACCAATAAACAGAGGAATTTTATAAAATACTTCTCCTTGACGAGAGAAAATTTCTACTTCTGAAATTGGACCAGATGCTGCTATTACCTCTGGATTTGTTGGGTCATCATCTTGATATAAAGTTTGACCAGTAAGTAGTAGAGGATCTCCAGAAATTACCTGAGCAACAACAGTAGCTCTTCTCAAATAGTTTGATGTTGATGATTTTAAAACAAAATCTTCTAAATCAACTACCTGTACTGATTTTCCATATAAGACACTAAAAAGAATTCTAAAAGATTCTCTGGTTCCTTTAGTCTGATAAAAACTCCTTACATTTGCTAAGAAGTTTTTAATGTTAACTCCTTCATATAGTTTCCTATCTTCAAATCCAGGAGCATAAAGAGTCTTTAACTTAATGAAAAACTCTTTTAAAAACTCTACGCTTAAATTTTGTACACTAGTGACTACTGAAGCACCAGCATTTTGTACTCCAACAGTTAATACTGCATTTGTATCATAACCATCTCCAGTTGACTGGATGTATAGAGGATGACCAGAAGCTTCTACTTCAAACTGTACAATATCTCCCTGATTTACTACGACAGTCTGATTTAATTGCGTATCATCAATATCTGGACCAGAAAGTTGATAAAAAGAACTCTGGATATTTTTGACTTTATATCTTACAGTTTTTACTGTGCCAGTACTTGGGCGAACTCTGATGATACCATACATGGTTGTAATGGTAGCATCTTGATAATAATAGTCCCCTGGGGAGTAAGTAGTAGTGTCAAATGTTACTAATCCAGAAGTATGAGATGCTGCATTTGTACTTTCAAATATCAATTCTTCGGGGTTATTCTCATCTCTATACTTTACAATACCACTGAAACCTCTAACACAACCAGTTAGAGTATTTCCATCAACTCCTGTATAAGTGATAATTTCATCATCAATCTTTACCAAACCATAAGAATCTGGCAATCCCTCTACAGAGGAGAGTAATATTTGATCATCTGAAGCAGAGATAGGAAATTCTAGTGTAATTGCTGGATTAATTACACTAGCGACCAAATGATCTAATTTAATATATTGATCTAAATTCTCAGCAAGATCTACAGAACCGCCTTGAAATTCTTGAGAAATATAATACTGTCTCAAGAATTCGGCAACTTTTGGTGAGTCTTCTAATACAAATCTTGGAAGTTGACTCTCAACAATGTCTTTAATCTTAACCCTTTTTACTGCCATCTTACCTTGTTAAAGCTCCATTTGAATAACTTGACGAAACTGGGTACGAAACTCCTGAAATTTGATCCCCAGAACTGATAGTGTCTCTGATGATATTTATAGTGCTCTTGGACAAATCCATGCTTAAATACAGGTCTTTTAGACCTATTACATCATTTGATTCTGGAACAGCTTGTATTTCTATAGTATTATTTGCTAAAGATGTTCCAGTAATTACAACAGAATTTATAATAATCTCTCCATTTATGTAATCTACGGTTCCAGCATCACCAATTACTGGCACAATCTCTCCATTACTATCTATTTTTACAATAGATAATCTACCAATTTCTCTACTTCCTCCTGGAAAATCAGTAAAGTATACTGGCGAACTTTCACCTCTAATGTTAAATGCTGTTGATTTTATATTTTTTCCATCTAGATTAACATGAAATTGATTACCAAAGCAAACTTCATATTGACTTACTATATCAAGTTCTGCACGTACATCTCTTCTCATTCTAATATGAGTTATATTAGAAGTTATAGATCTATCAGAATCGTCAATTAATTTGACAAATTTACTATACTTTAATCTTCCACCAAACTTATTGAGATCTAAAGATCTTGCATACTTATTAGTTGCATCGTATACTTTTGTTTTTAAAGTATTGGCGTCATTGAATATGTTGCTATTATAATAAACATAAGTATCAAACTCTAGATGTAGAATTTGAAGATCTATAATTGTTTGGTTAATACCTGCAAGGGTATATTTTTTCAATTCTGATAGAATTTGAGATTTTGTAAAGTCTGATATAAAGTTTGCATTTTTTGGTTTAATACTAATAACAACGCTTCCAAATTGTGGTGGGTCTAATTCTTCACCTCCAATAACAGAAACGCTTTCAGTATCTGGATAGATTTGTTGTATAATCGCTTCGTAATCGTTGGTAGAAACCGCCCTGTACTGCGATGAATACAACCTAGGGGCATAATACCTAATTGAATCAATTGACTCAATCTCTGCGCCATTTACAGCAGACTGAATAGTTGTTAAACTTATGTCTAGATCATTTTGATTTACACTTACACCTAAACCATCATATAAATCTCCACTAAATGTAAAGTTTGCCGCTCCGTTTCCTACAATTCCTTCAGTTACAATATAATCTACTCGAATTTCCGTATTGACTTCTAATTTCTTACCAAAGAATCCATCGCCAAAAATGATTTCGTACTTTTCATCTTCGATTTCCTGAAGTAAAAATACTTCAGAATCTTTAGTTACTTTAATAATATTATCAACTAATCTATATTTTCTACCGTCTCCAATTTCTCCAGGTCTGTAAATATAAACTCTAATTGTAGAAGTATCAATATATGGATTATCTAAAATGAATTTTTGTTCGGAAGAACCATCAACAGTGAATGCCTTTGATAGCAAAACTCCTTCGTAAATATTAACATTGTGGTAATCAACTACACCGTTAATAACTCCCAAAGTTATATTTTCTGGAATAGAGAATGCATAGGTAGTTCCTCTAGAATCTCCAGTGCAAATCAAACCTTTTCTAAGAGTTAAGGTATTTCCATTGATGATTGATGTTGGGTCCGAAACAATTAGGTTCACGACGCCTTTTGCTGCTGCTCTTGATCTTGGAACATAACCAATGTTCCTTGCAAGTGATATTACATTCTCTCTGATTGTTGCAGAATCAATAAAAGACTCATTTACTACCATGTTGGTATTAAATGCTGTCTGGTATGTGTTATATGCTAGAGTATCAATTAGAATAGAAAAATTAGATCCCTCATAATCAAAACCATTAAAGTCACTATTTGCTCTCAAATAGTCTTTAATAGATTGTTTAATATCTTCGAAATCTAAATTTGTAAATTTGTTTGCTGGCATTATCTGGTAGCCTCTAAAATGAACTCTAGGTCTTGTCTTGGGAACTGTTCGCCAATAATGTCATAGAAGATAACAACATTAAAGGCATTGTCGTCTGGCAATGCTTCAACCTCTACCGAAACGTTAGTTACTCTTGGTTCATAAGTTTCTATTGTATCGATAATTCTATCCGAAACAATAGATGCAGTTGCATCATCAATTAAATCAAATAAACTATTTCTGATGGGAGATCCAAAATTTTCATTAAAATATTTTTCACCAGGAATCGTAAAGACGCAATTTTTGATTGCTGTTTTAATTGCGTCTTCATTCCTTAAAACAGTCATATCGTTTGTAACTGGATGAGGTACAAACGAAAAGCTGATATCTTTAAAAGATTTTGATACGATCCTGCTATCTAAAGGCATGGCAATAGATTCTCTTGCTATTTATAATTTATACTAAAGGATTTTTACCGTAACAGGGTTCAGTTCCATATTCCCAATCATCATAATCATCATCATTTCTAATTTTTTCATGAAGTTCGGTCTGATTTTTGAGATTGTGCCTAACAAATTCTTCTGTTATTGACTTTTTTTGTGGTGTAGAACCATAATCAGTGACTAATTTTGTGGTTCCCCACATTTCTCTCATGTAAGTTGTATCTCTATCTACTGGTAAATTGGACATTTTAGCTCCTGTTTTAATTAATAAAACAGAACTTTTATAAAGGAGGTTGCTATCTCCTTGTTTCTATTTAACGATCCAATTGTCGAAGACTATAATTATCAGAATTCAAATATTTTAACAATTCAAGTGCAATTAACTTTGGATTTCCTTGCCCACAGGTATAAACATCTATGGCAATACACCCATGTTCTGGCCAAGTATGACATGAAACATGACTTTCTGATAGAGCAATTACGATTGTAACCCCCTGAGGATCAAAACTATGAGAAAAAATATTCAGAATAGTCATTCCAGCCCTCTGAATGCCATTCTCCATGGATTCTTGAAGAGAAATTACATCGTTTAATAGGTCATATGTTACATCATACACCTCTAATAAGAGGTGATTACCCATTGAAATCTTATCCAATTCAATTTGTAGTAAAAAAATTATTTATTTGCATTAAAAAAGAGGTATTGCTACCTCTATTTTAATTATTTTCCTTGACCGCGATACTTTTTACGTGCTTTATTTCTCGACGATGCTGCATATTTGGTTCCCATACCATCTCCTTGACGAGACTTTTTGGGTGGACCTGGGATATATGACTTTACTTTGTATGAACCAGTTGATTTTGCTGCCATAATTTATGTTCCTTGGATAACGGTTTTGATGTTTAACGGGTCTGGATGCCCTTGTTCATAGTATTGTTGGGCAAGATCTTCCAAAGTATCGAACATTTCTTCCTCCGAAAGATCCTGCCATGCTAACACATCTTTGATGTAAATGGAATACTTATCAGATGATTCTTGTTTTTTCATGACCGACTCTTACGTTTGGATCGCACCAAATTTCAAAACCAGCAGCAATAGCATCGAGGCAGAATGAAACGTCTTCCCCACACATATCCTGAACTTCACCAGATTCAAATTGTTGCATCTTTGGAGCAAACCAAGGATACTTCATTTCTTCATGTTCAAATACACCGTGCTTGATCAATACCCATCCAAAACCTGTATAGTCTACAGTGAATGGCTTACGGCGTTTTTTCATACTTTCGCCAGTCTCATGATTCATAACACCCCCATTACTACGGAAGTCATCTTCTTCTAACCAGTGAGCAACGGAAGTAGTCTGCCCATCTTCTGTCATATACCAACCAGCGGCAATATCCTTATCCATAAGAACCAGTTGCAAGAACTGAGGAGTTTGGAAAACAATATCACTATCGATCCAGAGTTGATAATCATACGGCAGTTTGCCATCCCACGGAATCTGATTAGGTCCGCGAAGAACATTAGCGCCAAGAACTTTACAACGTGCAAAGTTCACCATGGATGAGTAATCCTGAGAGATCTGGATGCTGACGCCCATTTGCACCAGATCAAAACATAGTTGTACGAAATTTTTTAAGAAAGTAAAAGAACAACCCCTACCAGGAAGACAAAGGACTACAGACTTTCCTTTGACCATTTCCTTAGCGAGTTCATAATCATACTCTACAGGTCCTTGACCAGTAGGTGTTGGTGTTTTTGCTTTAACAGTAAATCCTTTAGCCATAATAGAGTGAGGTTACATCAGTTATCATAACATCTTATTTAGAACGTGTCAATAAGACGATTCTTCGAGTGGTTTTGAGTATTCGAAGGGTTGAATCTCATGAAGAGAAAATTTGATTTCTCCATTGGAAATCATACGTTCTACTTCTTCATGAGTTAAGTGGTGAGCAACTACCTGATTTGCTTTTGATGGGCATTTGCTCGGGGAATAATAAACGTTGAATCTTGTTTCAGTCATAAATTTTCTACTACCTTTACGTCTTCGATGTTTCCTTGCATGAGACCAAATCCGAGTACCTTGTTGATCATATCTAAGGTTTTCTCTTTTTCTTCTTCATTTAACTCGGAGAACACCACGCGATCTTTTATCGTAATGTTAAAAGTCTTCATCTACTTCTCTAAGCATAATGTCCCCTTCCTTGGTAACATCCCATTGTACTACAGTTCCTTCTTCCCATGACAATTCATTGAGGATGTCTTCAGGTATCGTAATGAATAGATCTCCCGTTACATCATCGAGTTCTATGGGCACAATTTTTTCTGGAAATTTTTTTAACATAATCCTTGTCTCTTTTTGCTTTTATATATGCGGTTACTCTCGGAAAATTTTTTTGTCCTTATTATATAGAACTCGAATTGTCACCTCTGTAGGTTAGGGTAGTTATGCGTTTTTAAAACGCACCGCCCGCAAAAAATATAACATAAGGGGGCATAATACCTGCCCCCACGAATAACTCTCAGTACGAATAATTGTTATTCACAATGCGGTAAAGTTCCACATCCTCAGCAATCCAATCCTCTGCATCTTCATAAGAATCGAATACCTGTACAATCTCACCTTCATCATCAAGGATAACAAATCCACCGCATTCATTAATTACATTGTCATCCATAAGATCGGAAACAAAATCATCAGCGATTGCAAAGTTCATCATGAGACTATCAGAATTGAATGGGATTGAGGGTCGGTTCGTTGATACTCTCAGCGGCACAATCTTCAGCGCCCAGAGTATCAAGAATCTGCAGCAGTTCGTTGCCATTGGTGGCACGATTGAGCAGGGAAATCATCACGGAAGTGGTCATGAGTTTGTGTTAGTAAAGGGAACGAATGTGAAAGGGGAAAGGATCAGTGATCAGAGAAGATGTGGCAGGAACGATAAGACGTGCCATCGTCACATGCAGTGAAGTCATAACGCAAATTCTGCTCCCAAGTTGCCTCCCAATCAATCACCAAAGCAGAGGGAACATCATACAACTCAGAGTAGAAATCCTCGGCAAAGTCTGCCTCATTGTCATAACAACCACGGTAGCGATCGTCGCAGTCTTCAACATAAGAAACGCAACCCATTTCTGCGATCAAAGCATCAACTGCCTCATAACCGATCGCTTCACCACAGCGGACATATTCCTCATAATAAGCAACGAAATCGTTTTCATTGTAGGAATCAATGAACTCCAGCATGTCATCCAGAGCGTAGTTATCCTCCAGCAATTCTTCGATCTTCTCAACAGTTTCGGTGCTGAGGGTTTCGTTGTAGTTAGCGGTGAAAGTGATGCTCATTTGTTTGGTTTGGTTGTTTGAACTGAAAGAATTATAAGGGGTGGGAGGGGACCCTGTGGGGGTCAGGTGGACAGTTCAGAGATCGACCATCATGGCATTCATCTCATCGGCATCGATGGCGACGCTATCCCATGCCACACCGTCAGGGGTGCCGCCAAGGTGGCGACCGATCTGCCCCTCAGTCATGCAGCGCACGAACTTCTCCCACGGGGTCTCATCATCGGAGCAGAACTCCACACACGCTTTGGCGGTGTTGTACAGGAACTCATCGTTGCCAACCCAGAGGGCAGCATTCCAGGTTTCGTAGGTTGCCCAACCGTTGTAGGTGCTGAGGGTTGCGGTCATGTCGTTTCGTTTGATCTGAAAGAATTATAAGGGGTGGGAGGGGACCCTGTGGGGACCCCTGTGCCACTTAGTCGAACGTCACAGGCACGACATCCGAAGCGTAGCGGTCAGCGTAGCATCCTGCATACCACCAACCCTCATGCGCCTGCACCTGACCAGCGTAGACGCTCTGGGGTGCGGTCTCAGTCTTACGGGGCACAAAGCGCACCTCACGGGTAGCGAGGTCGGATGCCATGGAGAAAATTGCCATAAGGTCGGTTCGTTTGTTTGAGAGTATCCTAAGGGGTCTGGGGGTCAGTCGCGGTCGCTGATGTTCCAGATTCCCCACTGTCCACCGTTGGCATGAGCGTCGCGGGTTTCGATTGCCTGCAGACGCTGGGCGCTGGTGTACTGATTCCAGAGGGAGAGGTCGGCGCTGTTGTAGCAGTCCTGCCAGATTTGCTCTGCCTGCTCAATGGTCATAAGGTCGGTTCGTTTGATCTGAAAGTATTATAAGGGGTCAGCGGACCCCTTTGGGGGGATTGGTGGACAGTTCAGGAAGCGTCCCGAACTGCCAGCATCATGGCGTGAAATTTGTTAAATTCTACGGTCATTCCAGGGGATAGGGTCGGGCGACCCTTTGCACCCCTATGGGGTAGGGTGAAAGTTTGCGTCAGGTTGGGGTGGGTCACTTTGTTGTGCTTGCCCCCCTGGTGGATGGTGCCTCCTGCTTTGGCGATCATGCGGTGAGCGTCGCGGATCTTGAGCGGTTGCATCGGTTCGGTGCTGTTGTCAGTATTCTAAGGGGTCAGCGGTGAATCAGGTTGGCGGTAGTGTGCAGTGCGTCAGCTGTCACAGCACGGATCGGTTGGATCGGTTCCCAAAGCAACCACAGGAGCAGAGCGCAGGCGGTGAGTTTCAGCATACTTTGGCGGTGATAATTTGCGGAACGGGATTTAGTGAGAGTGTGAAACATCAGGCAAGACGCATACCAGAGAAGAAAGGAATTGCACCCCCTTCCTGTTGCACAAACCACTGAAAGTTCTTCTGAAAGACAAACTCACCAGGCAATCCGTGCTCGGCAAGAATAGCATTCAGGCGGGACTTGGTGGTGACAGTCTGCCAACCACCGTCAAAAAGTTCGATCCAAGTTTCACCGATTCGGGCGATCAGATTGCCGTGCAAAAATACATCCGAAACGTTGGAACATGCGATCACTTCAGTGTTAGCAGATTTCCAATCTTTGCCAGCAGTGATGGCGGCATTCATTTGCTTTTCAATCTTACGCATGGGGAACTCCCTTTGGTTGATGTGAATAGTATGGCACCCCCTGAGGGGCAATGGGGCAATTGGTGGACAGTTCGGAGACTGTCACATCCCGTTGAGCATGTCCGCGATCGCCTCGCGGTATTCTGCCTCAGTCTCAAAAGTGCGACCGTGGATGGTCTTGGGGAACTCCCCCAGTTTGGCAGGGGTGGGCACATAGTCCCGACCCTTGGCGTAGATTTGAGCGATGTAGGGGTTTGAAGTGGTTTTGATCATGCGCTAAGCATGGCACAGATTCGGGCAAAAATCAAGGGGTCTTGTGCCACTTTGCCAACTGGCACATGAGTTTGTGTTACTTAAGGATGATACGGTAATCAATACTTTTGATGCACCATCCTACCATTGCGGTGATCTCTTCTACCAAATCATCACCATCAACTGCCTCCCAAATCGATCCGATGATCTCATCAGTCAGATCCATTGCATCGCTATAACAAAACTCCTCAGGATCATCAAATGCATCATCATCAAAATCGAACTCGATTTCAGTAACTTGGAATTGCATTTGTTATACTCAGGCAGGAAGTTCCAGGTCGTTTTCAGTGAAGAACTCTTCACCATAAGATTCAGTGATCTCAGTGATCAATTCTTCATTCGAATACTCCGAAAGATTTTGGCACAGAGTATCAAACACGAACTGCTCCATTGTCTTCATGTCCATGCCATCCATGATCACCTCAGCATACACTTCAAGCACACTTTGACGATCTGCCCATTCACGAATGTTGTTGGTGGAAGTCATACTTTTCTCAGGAACAAATGTAATGTAGCACGGTGCAGGTGGGTTTGGTGATTTACTGTGCCACTTCTACATGTGGCACATGATATACTAAATCACGTCAACTTCCACACGTTTGAGATTCAAACCCATCAATTGGTTTGTAACACGATCGCAGATAATCGAACTGGCATTCTTTGCCCTTGACTTCTCATACCAAATTGTACAACAACCGTCGTTGGTTTCAACACGAATTCTGTACTCTTTCACGGAGGAATTTGTGAACATGAGAGTAATATACCCCACCAGGAGACCCAGTGGGGTATACAGTGGACAGTTCTAGAACTGTCACAGTAAATATTAGAATTCTCAATAAGTGGCGTTTATTGAGAATATTAATATTTGTGAATTACCAGATATCAGGTGCCTCGCGGATGCTAACATGGATATCTTCATCATGCTCGAGCCTGAGCATTTCACGCCAATTGATATCCTCTAGGTCTAGATCCTCATGACACGTAATATCTAACGTGATAGTTACGTTACGTTTCTGTGCGAGATACATGATCGTCTGTGGGTGTGTTCTAGATCATTATATCATGCATAATGCTTGTAGGCAAGCTCGTCGAGATCATGTGTATCTCGCGCATAATCCTCGTCGAGATCTCTACACTCAGGCGCATCTTGCTCGCCCATGTCATAGGTCTCGACGAGATATTCGTATGCATAATCGTCGTACATGATTCTCGACTAGATTTGTTGTGTACACGAGTATTATAGCACTATTTATGATGTCTCGTCGAGATGTGTGACAGTTTATGAAGTGTCTAGTCGAGATTGACATAATGCTCAGAGCTCGTCGAGAATTATGTGTATGTCTCGTCGAGATTCTGTGTGGGATTCTAGACTAGATCCTTATGTTTTTGGGGGTGGGGGTTGACAAAATCGGCGCTTCATGTTACGCTCGCTTAGATCACAAGAACTCTGAGGATTTAATGACTCTTTCAAACATTAATTCTCAATAATAACTATTGATTCTCAATAGCAATAAAACATCAAACTCAGCAAATACATAATATAAGACAGAACACACGAATACATATGTCTCACATCTACTCCATTACAAACCTCACCAATAACAAACAATATGTGGGTAAGACTAGCAAACCTAATCCTTATGATCGATGGAAGCAGCATGTACAGTTAGCAAAGAGTTTAACTAATCTAAATGAGAATAACTCTGCTCATTCAATGACGATACTAAAAGCAATGAATAAGTATGGTATTCAGAACTTTAAGTTTAGAGTGATAGAAGAATGTAAGGATGATATAGTCAATGAAAGAGAGACATATTGGATTACTAAACTTGACACATATAACAATGGATATAACTGTACGTTAGGTGGTGAAGGTATTAAAAAGAAACCTAAGGATTGGAATAGACATCCTCATTCTAAACCTGTAAGTTGTTATACCTTAGAAGGTGAATGGGTTTGTGATTATGAGACCTCTGGAGTTGCTGCGAATACTTTAGGTGATTATAAGGCAAAGGGTACAATCAATGCATGTATTAAAGGTATTACCTTTCAGGCAATGGGATACAGATGGGCATATAAGGGTGAGAAACCTAAAGATATTATACGTCGTGTGAATCGTCGCTTTGGTGTTTATGGTTATAACCTAGAGACTGGTGAATATAAGGAATGGAAGAATCAGGCGGATTGTTGTGAAGAATTGTCGGGAGATCGTAAGAATAATTGTTCGGTGAATCTTTCATTGAAGAGCCCTGTGAATAATAAACTGACAGCATATGGTTGGTACTTATTCTATGATAATCAGGAACATAAAGTTAAGTTGGGCGAGTTTAAGATTGCACAGCGTAATACCTTTAGTAGTGAATCTGCACGGAAGGCAGCAGCAATTAGTAATGCTAAAAAGAAGAGAGCAGTGATTGCCATAGAAGTAAATAACCCCGATAATGTGTTGAGATTCAACAGCATTAGCGAGGCTTCATTCTTTATTAAGGGTGAAGGTGATTATAGTGCCACAGGTAACATCAATCACCGTTTGAATAGAGCAGGTGATGGATGGATTAGTTGTTATGGGTATCGTTGGCGTTATGCATAGTTCTGGTGAAACCAACCAGTTACAACATACTTATCACCATTGAGAACCAATCCGCCTCGGTGATGATGAGTAAAGTATGCTGGCCAGATTAACATTGTACCTGTGGTTGGTTTAACTCTTCTCTTCTGATATAAGAATTCGGTTTCTCCACCTTCAAATTCTTCATTCAGATAACACATCCAAACTAAGACACGATCAGAATGTTCTGCCTTTTCTCCTAATTCATCGTGCCATACATGATAACCACCGCCAGCAGGAGTGTGCTGAACCTTATTACAATGACTGTACAATCTCTTGCGGTCAATCACTCCATATTCTTTTACATAACTCTCAAGGCATTGTAAAAGAAACTGATTCAGTACAGGTAAATCTCTTGTATGCTCATCATCATTATAACAAAAGTCATCAAGATGTTGTAGATTATAAGCATAATCCTTTCGACCTGCATTAGAATCTGGAAACTGATTCGTTCCATCCATTCCATTAATACAGCTCAGATCTCTCATCATCTTAAACTTTTCGATGATGCGTTCACAGTTAGGTTGGGGTAATGCGCGTTCCCAAACTCCGATAAAATCTTCAAATTTTCCGTTCATTGAATACCTCAGAATGCTTTAATTAAGAATAACATGCGTACAGTTGGTTGTACTGGGTTTGTTGTATGTGAGTGTGTTGATGGATTTGCTGATCCAGCATTTCCCATCGATGTGTTAAATGTAACTGCTGGACCTAATGCTGCTGATGATCCTGCTTGTGCTGGTCCATTTGTTGTACCACCAGGAGCACATGGAGGAAATGGACCACCAGGGCGAATCAGACATGGAACTCTACCACGAAAACCAACGGCAAATGCCATACATGCAGGACCATTGGGGCATCTTGGAGCATTAGTGATTGCACCGCCGTGAGTTGTGGGTGCTGTTACTCCAAGAGAGTTTGTGAGTGTGAAATTCTGTCTTGGAAGTGAATGAAAATGTTGTGGCCATTGCCCAATGGCTAATCGAGTTTCTCCAAATGCTGCTGCATTACTTCCAATTCTTGATCCCACATTATTGGATCCATCCTTACCAATAATTACATCATCAACATTCATATTTGGTACAGTAAATGTTCCTGTACCAGTTTCACTTCCAGTGGGGTATGTGTCAGCAGCATTATAGAGTTTAGTGATGATGGAAGCAAGACTTCTGTACTGTAAATTGGATGATGCTGTGATAGTATATGTTGCTCCATCACATGCAATATAACCATCAGGAATTGTTTGCCCTGGCCAAGTTATAATTGATCCAATTGCTGCAGAATCAGTTTTATATTGAGTGTATCTTATTGCCATCTTAGAATACCTGTATATAGTAATTTAGCACTAATGATGGTTGTAGTGTTGAAGCATCAGTGTGAGAATGACCACCCGTAGTATTTGGAATACTATTAGCACTATTTTCGTTTGGTCGAAAGTCTCCGCCTCTTGAAATTCTATAGGACGTAACAGCATTGCCCTGAGATGCAATGGCAGCTTCATTAATGGTAAATGCGTAGTTTGTACCACCATCTATACCATGTTGATGTGATGGGACATCAGTAGTTTGCAATGCATAGGCATCCATTGACATTGTATTTGATCCAGTATATTGAGCAATATTGGCATTACTACTCATATTCACTGCACCTTTTAAAACTTTTCCTCGCAAATCTGGAATATTGAATATTGTTATTACTCCTGGTTGATCAGTTACATTAGCAACATATGCAGTTCCACCATATGTATTGTTAATGGTTGCATGTAATCTTCGGTAAACATAGGTATTCAGTCCCCTACCATCACATAAGATGAAAGAGTTTTCTTGATCTGGTGGAATCGCTGCCATAGCAACGATTGTCCCAACTTTACCACCTCTATTTTGTAATTTACTTTGAGAAATCGGCATTTTTACCAACCAAAATCGTCTTTTGAACTGTACTTATATTTAATCAAATAAAGTACAGATAAATCAGTTTGTTTATTACTGCCACTACCTAAGGCATGTCTATGTTGAGCAGTTCCACCACCAAGAGCATTACCAGTTACATTACTCGTGAATACTGTTACTGTATTTGTGTTCTGAAACTGATAACCAACCGCGCCGCCACCAGGGTAGAGAATTTGATTATTTGCTCTATTTGCGTTGGCAGATCCAGTTGAGTTTCCGTTAAAGTTTATCACATGATTATGCTGCGGCATGTGATCATTGGTCAATGTAGTGTAATTGCTGAAATTAGATGCACTATTCAACGAACCATATTCTTGACCAACAACTGTGGTTCCCGATGCTCTACCTAATAACTTATCTTGTAAGTTTGGAACTCTAAAATATCCACTGGTTTCTCCACCAGTATTGTATTTTGTACCTATTTCTTGATATAACTGCCAATACAATTCACTAACAGTTGGACCAGGATATTGCGATCCATCACACTTTAACCAACCAATTGGGGGTGTTGTAGTTCTATTTGACCAAGGAATGATCGTTCCTATTTTTACGTTATCTCTAAATCTGTCTAAAAACAGTGGTGCCACAGAGCCAACTAAGTATACTTTTCTGTGTATATTTAGTCATGTCCTTTATGTCTAGCATTGATAGGAGTAATACGATCCCAGTAGTTTTTATACACAATAATACAAACTTCATTCAAAGCACATCTTGCATTTACTGCAACCTCTTTTGGCATTGGATAAGTTCTAATGCACAGTGAGACATAATCCTCACATGCAAACTTGATTATTCCTTTGTATTCTGTTCCATTCGGAGCATCATAAAAAACTTCGATTCCTTCAGATCCAGGCGCAAACGTCATTGATTTTTAGTGATTTCTTTGATTTGAATATTCTGATCGTAAGTTAATTTTCTATTCATATTCCATGCTGCAACTAACCTTGGAACTACGCTATCATTTGGATAAGTATAGTGCATTATATTTCCAGGGAAACATATAATATCACCAGATTCTATGTTTTCTGGAGTGAAAGAAACTCTTGTAGAACTAAAAGATAGAAATGGAGAAATCATCTCAAGTGGTTTGTGAACTCTTTGATCAAAGTTTATGTAAAGAACACATGCAAGTTCTGTAGTTCCATGATCATGGGGTGGATGCCAATGATATGTATTTGATAATTCAAACCAACTGGTATTAATTAAAAATTTATGTTGATCTTCATTATAACTCTCTGCAAAGCCATAACCCATATCATTAGAACATTGAAATTCATTTGCATATTCAAAGAATTTTCGACTTATTTTGTCTATTTCATCTTTTAATAAAGTTGAAATAAAATTACAATTTTCATGATTATTCCCATTCCAAAAATCAGTAGGAACATAAGAATCTCCAGATTCATTACCAATTAATAAATTTAATTTGGAAATGTGATCATACAATAAATTATACTTTTTATCCCAATCTTCTACTTTTAGAATTAAGTATGGAATAGTAAATTTTTTAATTGGTTGAAATGAGTTCATCTTAATAAATCGTATGGTATTGTATTATTTCCATCAGTATTATCATAGCACATATGAGCATACTTTCCATACTTTCTCACATAATGCAAAAATAACTGTATGAATCTATCATCATGCCTCAATGGGCTTCTCCAATGCAATACTTCAGTTCCAAGATATGCTATACCAGATCCTGGTGGAGTAACTATTTCCTGTCTTTTTCCATGAAAATCAATCAATTTAAATTTCCACGGATACTCTCCACATAAATTTAATGAAATTGATACTTCACATGATTCTCTGTCGGCATGTGCATGTAATCTTGATCTATTAAAATATACAGTGCTAAACCAATATGTTGGTATCAGTTCTTCTCCGATCAACTGTTCCATTTTTGGTTGCATTCTTTTGACCAAAAATACTGCTTCTTTTGGGCAATATGCTCTGAGTACATTTCCTCTTACTGGATCATTGACAATTGGTTGATCTATCAATATTCCAGGGTAAGAATCATATTCTCCATCAATGATTGATGGTCCATATAATATACCATCTGTGACTTTGGATATTTCCTCCTTATCTAATATATTTTCAAGATAGCACCAACCATTCTTCAAAAGATCACTCATCGCCCAATAACTCCTTAAGTTGTTGCATCATATCAAGACTCTCTTGATTGAGAAGTAAAGAATCGATTGATGCTTTGATCTCCAACAGATCATCCTTCGTCATGGTGAAATTTACAGACAAATGTTGATCAGTCAATGTCATTGTATAGACATCATACTGATCAACATACTTACCATGAACTTTAATTTTACTCATTTCAGTTCAAACAACACAGTGTTATTTAACCAAACACTGCAGTGACGTTTAGAACTGTAGCAGAAGGATTGCGAGCAAGTGCAGTACGCTTTGCATCAGCATAATCACGCGCTTCTACAATTTCTTCAAACACTTTACCAGCGACGTAGAGTTTAACTTTGCAAGTCATTTGTTGTAAGGAGAATAACGACAGTCGGGATGAGGTTTGGGCAGGGCAGCACACGCTCGATCGTATGCTTCAAACATTTTCTGATCACGTTGAATCAGAAACACATTATACATGAGAATGCCAATAAAGGCAAGAAAGATGTAGGATGCTTTCATTAGGTGAACTCAGCGATGTAGTAATCTACAGTGACTTCAAGTTCTGCCGCTTTAGATTCAAGATCTTCAACGTAATAGTCAATCAGTTCTTTTTGTTGAGTTTGCTGTTCGTTCATGAAATTACTTTAGGTAAACCGACAATGATAAAGAATGCGAGAAGTGCTACAATGTCCCAACACTTATTCTTAATCATGTAAGGCAATGCCAGAGAATTGCCTAACATATACAACCTAGAACCTGTAGTTGTGTCAACATACAATGTAATGATGTATGCTACACAGAGAACCAAGGAAGAAAGAATGCGGAACTTGTTTTCCATCAGCAAGCACCCATCATAGGATTAACATTCTTGACTTCAGTGTTGAAACCAGTTACCTCCCAACCGAGACCAATACGCTCTTCCATTTCACGCTCAAAGTCACGCTTGGTGATGCACTTGTAAGACATAGTATCAACGCCTTGAAACTTGAGCACCTTAAACATATGACGGTTGCTCAGTTTGACAGGGTAGTAGTCAACAACCATGGAAGGTTTGCCGTCGATCTGGGAGATTGCGGAGAGTTGCATGGGGTGTCTCTTGATTACCTTGTTATTATAGGGCAGAGGGGGGAGGTTTGGTGACGTGGTGTGCCACCTTTTAAAGTGTCACTCCTCCTCAGTTTGGTTAAGTTCCATGTCATGCCAGCACTCAGCGAGCGGATGCCCCCACTCTTCAATGTCGAAGATTTCACCAGGCATGTCTTGGATTTCGTCCCACATGGTTGTGCTCCGTTGATTACCTTGTAATTATACAGCCACTGTTGCCCCAGGAAAGGGGGCAGTGGTCAGTTTGCAGACTGTCCAGGAGGAGGGAGCGGAGGTCTGGTCATCTCTACAGTGGTTTTCTGTAGATTAAACATTGCACCATCCAATGCTTTGGCAATAGGACCAAAACCAACGGTAGCAACAATAATACCGAAAATAGTTCCAGTGATAAAGTTAATCATACGGCAAGAGCACCAGAAGGAATTTGAACCTGCTTTACAGTATGCAAGTCTCTGTAGTCGTCAGTATAGCATACCCACTCACCATTTGTAAAAATATAGGAGTATTCTTCACTGCTGCAAAGATACTCATTCAAGTCAGGATCAAGGCGAGGGGGGCAATTCTCACCACGAGCAGAATAATACTCGGGCATTTTATTCTCACCCCAGCAAGTGCTCATGTCACCACCATCGATGAGATCAGCAACTTTATCTTTAGTGTTATAGTGAGTCCTCAGAATGCGACCCAACCACTCAGGGTATCCATCCCAGTGATGATACACAGACAGGATAGATTCATCAGCAAGTTGAATACCAATGCGAGAGCGAGTTGCCATGTGTTTGATTGATTATGAAGTTAGTATAGGGCAAGATGATCGGAAAAAACCGATCATGTGCCACTTTCTCAACTGTCCACTTGTTCGAAGAAAAATACCTGATTCATTCTAGGTTCTTTCATGTGTCTATCATCTTCAATATGTGCTCCATGAAGATATTTTCGACCATCAAATAATACAAGTCGGTTGAACTTTGATTCAAGATATTTTATTACACCATATAGTTTCTTCGATCTCCAAGGAGATGAATGCTCAAATTCATCATTGTTTAAATCTTCTCCCAGATTTTGGTATAGATTGGTTCCAGTTTTTCCACCACAATCTTTATTTAAATAAAGAATACCAGTATATCCAACATCTTGATGTGGCCACCAATAACTGTCTTCAAAATTATTATATGGATGATTGTATAAAAGAAGATTGTTTGTGATCAATCGATTAGGTTTGTTATACTGCGGTGATTGATGAACGATAGATGAAATAAAATCATAAACAGAACTTAACTGTTTATATTTCATTTCCAATCTTCTATCTTCAAACATTGTAGAGTTGAGTGTATTTGGTTCCGCTATCTTCCATAGAGGAGAATTTTTACTTTTTATTTCAGATAATACTTTATCTGGATTTTTGTAAAAGTTATCAACATAGTATATTTTACTATCTTCAAAAATTTCTTCTTCTATTTGCAAATTATTATTTAACTCCCATATGTTTTCTTTGAAAGAAACGAAATAATCTTTACTATAAGTATCTTCTTTGGTATTAGTTTTGCCTCTAATACTATCAATATAATCTAAATGATGTAACCATTCTTGTTTTGGTATCTTTTGAGAAATCGGTTTTTGTGTAATATTTGTTTCCCAACGATAATTTCTTGATGCAGATGTGTGACAAAACATTGTCTTAAAATCTTCCCAAATTTCCACACCACATTTAATAGATTTCCACATATCATCATAGTAATCATATTGAACATTTCGATGATCTATCCAAAATTTAGTATGTTTTGAGTTTGAAGTTTTATATTGATTTAAAATAAAAGAGCACCACTTTTTATATAAATCAGACATAGGAATGTTGAAAGCAAAATTATAAAACTCAACTTCATCAAAAGTTAAATTTTGATTAATTTTCATTTGTAATAGTTCAATCAAATATTCTATTGCAACTACTGTTATACTTAATCCTGGTGCATCAAGAGGTTCTAAAAATCCATTACTCATTCCAACAGTGCAATAGTTTTGTTTAAATGTTTGTTCATCATATCTTGGTTTAAAATCAACTAATTTTGGAGAAATTGAGGTATCACCAATATCCATTAAAAATTCATTTAATGCTTCATCATCACTAATATGTCTTGAGCTAAAAACATATCCAGTCCCAATTCTAGAATAAGTAGGAGTTATCCATCTCCATCCACAATTCATTGCTTTTGCCATTGTATATGGATGAAATTGTTTTCTTTTATCTGTAAATTTTAGGGGATAAACCCAGGCTTTATTGGTTAAAAGTATATCAGAGAGATCAACATATTTTTTTCCAAGTTTAGCATTTAAAGTTGGAGAAGATGAACCGTTTGCAAATACGAAATAATCTGCATTTATTTTATTTCCAGATTTTAAGATTAAACTTTTTAATTCACCATTAGCAGAAAAGACACAATCATCTACATTATCTTTTATTGATTCTATTAATGAATTAGATTTATTTAATTTCTCAAGAAAAGAAATAAATTTTGCAGCATCAAAATGCCAGGATCTACCATACCATTCGTCAGTCAATGGTATTAAGTTATGATGAATTTTTTTCCATAACTCTGGAGCAATTATATCTGTAACTGAAACTTCTGGTGGTTTATTAGAAAGAGATTTGAATAAAAAATCATCAGCAATAGCAGATCCTTGCTTAAAATTATGTAAGAAATCATGGTCTCCCCAATCTTTATAATAAACACCAAGTTTTACAGATGCATCAGAGTCTCTTATAAAACTATCTAATGGTATATTATAGTTTTGAAAAAAATGCAATAACGCCATTGTGTTTGATTCTCCAACACCAATAGATTTTATTTCTTCAGAACCTATGATTGTAATTTTTTCAAGATTAGGAATGCCCCGTCTTGACAATGCAGTTGCTGTCATCCATCCAGCAACACCTTGACCAACAATACAAATTTTCATAATTATTACAATTCTGTGCTATTTAGAAAAATGCCTAATGGGCAGGTATGGATTGACCACCCTGCCCAAACCCCTTGCTATGACTGGGGCAAAAACCTGATTTTTTTGAAATTTCGCTGCAGAGGACCTAGACTGCCTCTGCCCCCGCTTCGACTTCGATTTTATCGAAAGTATCAAGAATCTCCCAGTTTTCTTTGAGTTTGTTGAACAGAGCACTTACAGAAGTGTACTTGACACTCAACTCCTGCTCATAACTCGCTCCAAGGTATGCAAGTGCAGAAATAAGTACACTGAGTTCAGCAGCGGTGAGTTCCATGTGAACTATACTTTTGGTGATTGGGTTTGGCATACTAATCATGATCGAAATTGAGTTTTGCTTTGCTTTTGGATTTGCGTGAGATTGAAACTTGTTTCTTTATGTAAGCGACAGCAGTATCAAAGTTGTTGGCAACATGGACCTGCTTTCCATGATTGATTATAACATACTTTGTACCCGAAAAGGGTATCGCTGCCCACATTCCATCTTTAGTAACGTAGTCTGGAGGTTTTGCAGATAGAGTTAGCATGTAGGGATCCGTCAACGTTTGCCTCTAAAAATTTGAAGTAAATTCCAACCAAACCATCCACTCATAATTACAGAAGTGAATGGAGAAACTGGAAGAAGTAACAGCATACAACCATACCAAAGGGCAATGATTGCGATAATTTCAAGAAACTCTCTCATTAGTAATTAACCTCCTCAAGTTCAACAACAGAGTTGGGTTTGCGCTTACGATATGAGATCAGGCGACTCTCTGCCTGCCATGCCCTTTTCCAAATTGAATGCACTTCATCATCGATCCAAAGTGCATAAACAGTGCGACGAATGTTACTCATAGTTACCTCAAATGTTTTTGTTGCGGTTCAGATTGCCACGATCCTTACCGTGGGTAGACTCCTTAACACCAATGACATTGACTGCCTCAAGAATCGAGCAAAGACCACCACCAATATCTTGGAGTTGCTTTTGCTCTTTCTTGGTGAACAAATTGATAGGCATAGTGTGCATCACACGACCTTCAGAATCAAAATCAAAGTAGACAAAATCAACACCAAAGTCAGTCACAGTGATATTGCAGTCAACCAAAATCAAAGGAGAAGACATGTAGAAATCACGTCCAAGAGGCATGAAGTTTTTGTGCGACTTACTACCATTATCAAGTTGATAGCGGAGCATAGCATTGAAAAACTCATTCTTAGCATCAATACGATACACTTTGATGTTAAACTGGGGAAAGTCTACATCACGATTGATAGGAGTAACAATCGTCATGCAATAGTACGGCATTTGATCGATGTACTTGAAGTGCGCTTCAGCATCAATGCCCCAGCGAGTATCGTTAGGATCTTTACGACCAGTGCCACCACACTTGTGGCATTCAGAAGCATAATAGTTGTTCTTGGCACCACAATCAGGGCACACATAAGTCTGTGCCTTGTTGCAACCTTTCGCTTCGCTGGAGTTAGCAGCATCAAATGCACATCCACCATTGGAAGGAACACCAGTGGTATCATGCAGGATAAAGTTGACACGCTCACCGAACTTTCCAGTGTCGAAAGTCATGCCATCGTTGAATTGAAGAGACATAGCAATCTCTTCACGAATCCCACTGAAATAGTGATTGCAGAGGGTTTCAAATGCCTGTTGCTTGTTCATTGCGGTAATCTCGCTTGACTTATGTATTATAGGGTAGAAAGGGGGGATCCCCAAGGGAGGGTGTGACAGTTCAGCGTTTGACCACGCTGACTGCCGCCTCGCCCTGGTTGAAAACGATGTCAACAACCGCCTGCACTTTCTTAGCGGTGCTGATGCCCACAGGAGAGTACACGGGGATGCAAACAAGTCCAAAGGACTTGGTATAGGTGTCAAGGTTCCCAGGGGCAATAGCGCCGCTTCTGAGACCCTCTGCGTCGTTCTTATGAAGACGAATCACCCGACCGATAGTTTGACTGATACCGATGTAATCCATGGAACGCATAAACAGCACTGCCTCAAGACCAGAGACGTTGATACCTTCGCTCAGAATGCTATGATGCAGAACAACAAACTTCTTAGAGTCATCTTTGCCCCATGCACTTAGAGTCTCAAAGAAAACCTCACGGTTGACCTTGCGACCATCAATCACAGCACCAGTCTTGGAAGTAATATACATCCAAGAGAAACCACGATCCTCAAGTTGCTGGCAGAAGTCAGTTTGAGAAACAAGATTCATGATCTGCTTAGTTGCCTTAGAGCAGATAAGAACCTTGCTCACATCTTGAGTATCGATGGTAGCAATCATGTTCTCACAGTCAACATCGGCAACATACTGACCTTTGCCGACCATCTCAAACTGCTGCACAACAACCTTAGGAGGAACAATAAAACCACCCTGCACAAGTTCAGGAGCGGGAACACTGCAGATCACTTGACCATACACAGCAGAATCATTCATGCCAGGTTTGAAAACAGTGGCAGAATGCTTAGGAGTAGCAGTGAAGAAATAGCAGCGGTCAGCAGCAGCAGCGAAATACTCGGTGGCAGGGAAGAAATGACGCTGAACAGAATTGTGTGCTTCATCAAAGTAAATTGTATTTACATCAATACCTGCCTGCTGTACACGCTGCAGAGAATTGTAAGTGGTAAAGATAAGTTGATGCTTACCAGCAGCAAGACACATGCCAGTGTGAACAGCAATCTGAGCAGGTTTGGTGGTGCTGTAGTGGTGAGTTTCGCCAGAGTGAACGTGCATCACTTCAGCATTGGTGATAAACTCAAGAAACTCAGAAGAGAGTTGCTCAGCAAGCAAAATGCGAGGAGCAACAACAACAATCGTCTGCGGAGTTGCACTCTGAAACTGACGGATTGCATCGAAGATAGCAACGTTGGTCTTACCACCGCCAGTCGGGATGATCACCTGACCTTTCAGATACTTTGCGAGAGCATCAAGGGCGCGTTGCTGATGGGGGCGAAGTTGAAACATCGTCATCAATTCAATAAAGTTATTATACAGCAAAACCAGGGGTCCAAACGAACCCCTGTGACAGTTATTAAAGTGGCATATCAGAGCTTGCCTCCTACAGTTCCTTCATAAGTTGCTGTCTCAGAATTACTCCATCCCTCTTGGCATCCTTTAAGGTAAAATCGGGTTGCAGCAATACAAGATTCTTCTGTGAGTGCAATAATAAGTACGTTCCCGTCCTTATCATAACTTTTCCAAGTTTTCCAACGAGTTTCTTGTACAGTAAAGGCATCATCAATCATACAAAGGCAGACATGAGGGGATTAAACTTGATCATCATAGCAGAATATGGGGTAGTTTGGTTAATATCTACACAAGAACCGACTGTCTTAGAGTTAATCGGGGAGTGGTATTGTTTTGTCTTTGAATTGTAAAATCCCCAAATAGAACGAATATCAGAACGACCATTATAGTCGAAGTGAGAGTGATTGACAATCCATATAGCAAGAACATTTCTTTTGAACTCTTCAATTTCATATGAATAACCTTTCGGTGCTTTATGTGGAAACTCAATCATGATCACTTCATGTAAAGGTAAGCGCCTGCCCAATCGGCATGAGCAAACAGATATTCACGATCACGAATCAAACGAAGATCGTAGCGAACACCTTTGGCAGGAGACTTCCAAGAAGCAGACTTATAGACTTCGCCAGTCTTTTTATCAATGAAACAATGAACCGAACGAGCACCACTAGAGTCAATCATGATAACCTTGTGATACTTATTACCAGACTCAAAGATATAATCGTAACCATCAGGTGCAGCATGACGCAATGCATCACACAGCATCCAAGTCCACTTAACAACATTCAGTTGAATAGTATTCTGAGCATCACGTTGAGCACAGAAGTCAGAGAACTCTTGCTTACGGGCAATGGTGGTGGTCATTGTGGGGATCTCCCTGTTGATGCACTTATTATAAAACCCCTCTGGGTGTTTCCAAAGGGGTCCTGTGCCAGTTCTTAAAGTGGTTCAGTCTTGTGTGCAACCAAATAAACCACCACCAATAGCAGCACCAACAGGAACAGACCAATAGTAACCATCACCGCGACTCATTGATGCAGCAACACCACCACCTAACAATGCACCTAAAACTGTAGGAATTGGGCGACAAACAGGTTCTCTTCGATAATGATGATCATGATATTCTCGTCGAACAGCATGATCTGCCATGGCAGGAGCAGCAGTTCCAAAAATAATCAGAGATAATAGTAAAGATTTCATAGTGGTGTCTGAACCTCAGCAAAGGTATTATAGAGAGAAAATGGTATCTTGTCAAGTATTACCAATTACAGATCCGACGAAGTTTCCACCAATATTCACGACTGTAACTTGGACTATTCCATTAACTAATACAGTTCCGTCTAGTTCAAATGTAGATGTTCCTTGAGATTCTACATCTTCGCCACGGCTTTGTGCTAGGAAAACTCCACTGTAACCAGATGTAGTAGTAGATGCATTTATAGTAATGTCTTGAGGTGTTTGCCCCTGTTCTCTAATAAAGATAATAACTTCTCTTCCATCTGTTAGATTGCTAATATTGAGAGTTCTATTTCCACCAAATGTATCAGTCCAATAAACTCTATCATATGATGCTGCACTTACGGTTTGGTTAGTATCTCCAGTAATAGCAAGTGTTCTATAAGCAAATGTTCTTCTTGCCTCTACTGCTGTTTCTAAAGACTGAAGTGCTGTCTTTATGTTTGTATTGTCTGCAATAGTTGTTCCAGTAAATGTACCAAGATTACTGGTATTTTCTGCAATACCAGTAAGTGTTATTACATCGTTGACATTAGTATCAATTTCACTTACAGTTGTACTAGCTGCTTTTGTTTCTACTGCTGTTTCTAAAGATTGAAGTGCTGTCTTTATGTTTGTGCTGTCTGCAATCGTAGATCCAGTAAATGTTCCTAGATTTACTGTATTTGTGCTGACACCAACTAAAGCATAGAGTTCATATTGGTTGGCAATTGTTCTCCAATGTGTGTTATCTCGATATGCAAGTTTATTCAATCCCCAATCATAATATGACATTGCAGAAGTGACGCCAGTATAAGAACGAGCGAATAAAGCTTTGGTCCTATCTGAAGCTTGTGCTACTGGGAATCCGAACCATCTTGCGTGTGCTCTAGGTGCGGGAGCATTATACATCGCACCAAATCCAAATACTGTAGTTCCAAGACCAACGTTGGTCTTAAATACTGGATATACAATAGAAATTTGATCTACACTTTCAATCTCTTCAAGGTGCATAAATCCAACACCAGCATATGGTCCAGTGGTATTATTTCCAGTGTAAATTCCTGCTCTTAAAGTATCTGAAATTACAGGCAATCTCACAATTCCACTACTAATTCCGCTATTAATGCTTCCGTACTTTGTTAAATCAAGAACTACAGAATTAAGATTGGTTGTGGTTGTAATTGAAATTCTGCCTTGATCGCCAATCCAAACTACGCCATCTAGAACTGTTACTCCAGCATTATAGAGATTTGCTCTATAAGTCGCTACTTTTGTATTTGTAGTGGCAGTAGGATTAATTACAACTCTTGCTTCATCCTGATCGGCACCAGTTTGCCAATAACCAATCGATACAGCAACGCCAGCACTTCCGTTAGTAAAATTAGCAATACTGAAATTACTTACTTGACCAGCAGTTGCATTCGCAGAAATTCTATTTAAATTAGTAATTGCTCTTGTTGATGGATTGATCAAAATAGCATTTGCATCAGACCCAGATGTAATGCTAACAACTCCAACGAACTTAGAGGCACCATAAACTTCTGCATTACCAATAACGGAAAATCTCCTGCCAGGTCTTGTTGAACCAATGCCAACATTACCACCTTGAGTTACTCTAAATTTCTCAGTTGCTTTTGCAGTTGTATTTCTAGTTCTAATTGCAAAGTCACCGCCCAGAGCATTCATTTGCTCATAGACAAATGCACCACCAGCAGTTGTTCCTAAACCAACTCCAAATCCTAATCCAATAGTTCCATTAATCTTCTTATTTGGATTTCTTAGGAATAGATGATGACTGATAGTTTGATTTGGATTGTTCCATGTGTTATTATAGGAGTTTCCATATGCATCCAATCTACCATCAATTAAAACAGCACCATTAGTTGTTGCTGCAATACCAGTATTTGTGCTACCAATACCAGCAGTTGTAGCATATAGTCTGCTCACATTGATGTCTGGATTATTATATAAACCACTAGCGTTTCCAGTGACAGTTCCAGTGATGTTACCAACAAATCCATCTCTAGATGTCACAATACCAGTGATACTAATACCAGCACCAGTAATTAAATGATTTCTATTTGATGTTAATGTAAGTTTTCCAGCAATGGTTGCTGCACCCAACGCATTGAGTGTAGTGATTCCGATTGTTGGATTATTTGTGAGGAAGAATGCTGTTCTCGCAAATCCTGCCGTTTGTGCAATACCACTAGCAAGTGAAATATCACCTCTATATGATGATGCAGTTACAATTCCTCCAAAGTATGCATGTCGATCAATGTAAATATCTCCTTGGATGTCTCGCCCATCAAAGTTTCCAGTCTTAACAGTAAGTCTATGAGTAACAATAGTAGTACCAAT